GTAGTTATATCCGGTTGTTCCTAAATACGATGCAAATTCTCCTGTCGCTGACATTTTATTATAATCTTGTTGGGCTTATAGAAACTTTGCTAGATGAGTCTATCTGGGGTACTCCCCTTTTGTTGGAATTAACGGGTAAAACCTGGGACTCTTCTGTTTGAACCAAAGGTCCGTTTCCGTCAATCAAAATATCACCATAGTATCCACCTATAAAATCTGAAGGAGTATTAGTTTCTTCTACCGAAGGGATTTCAAGATCTTCCACTATCTCATTTAGAACTAAGTCTAATTCATGGTCTTCGTCTCTTTCCTCTGTCTCCTCAACTATCGGTTCTTCTTCTAAACCATCCTCTAGTGTTACATCCCATTCTTTTGACTCTTCTAATTCTTCGGCGGTGTAAGAAAATTTTTCCTCTTTAGCCTCTGTTTGAGGTTCTTCTATTTTAACCTCTTCTTTTACCAAAGATTCTGTCTGTGGTTTAATGTAGTCGACTAGGGATTTGATAAATCCAAGAGCTACTAAAGGAAGGATTGCTCCAGAAACTGCAGAAAGAACTCTTTTTTGATAAACTATATCTTCTTCAATAAGTCCAAATAGTTCCGACCATCCCTGGAAGTTCTCCATATGGACGAATGCATAATACATGTTGCCCTGCATCTGCATAAGAGTAATAGCTCCAAATAGCATCCAGACAAGAGTTTTGTTCATCTTATCTAGAATAATTAATGAAGCCAGAGAAGCTGCTGCTCCTAGCTCAAATCCAATTGCAAGAGAAACTGCTAACCAATACGGATTAGATAGCTTGAAGAATTCTATTACGTGGATCGTAGAAATAATACTAACAAGCAAATACAAGGACACAAAAGTTCCAATAATGAACCTATGTACAAGTTTGTCTTTCATTAGTTTTTAGTCTGTAATTTCTTAATTTCTAGGTCTATCTCAGATTGTCTATTGACATCTAAAATTTTTCTATCCACTGACTGGATCATTCTCTTTTCAGCCTTTAGACCTTCAACTTCAACATCTTTCCTGGTTGGAAGTGCATCGATGATAGTTTTTTGAGCTTGAAATTCTTTCTTAACTTTGTGGAGTTCTGAACTAGTCCCACAAGATTTAAGGTAGGTAAGGAGCAAAAGAAGGACGAGGATCTTTGTTCCGTGCTTTGATAAAAAATTGTCTATTTTATTCATGACTTGGTTTTTAATTATATTCTGTATATATCCTTTAAAAAAATAAATCCCTAAGAAACAGAAAGGAGCACGATATGTGCTCCCTCCTAAAAATTTAGTTTTTAAGTGTTAATTAGGCTACTTCGATCCCTTGTTGAATAGCTACTAGATCTTTTTCCATAGATTGAATAGCTTCTACATCCCTCTTAATTTCCTCTAAAGCAATTGAAACTGGCTTGAAGAGAGAAATAAATCTTTGGGCTTCTTCTAAGCCTTTACCTTTAACCTTGGAAAGGAAATAGTGAGTTGCTTCCAATGGAAGGGATTCCATGAAGATTGTATTGTCTTTTACCCCTTCTTTTTTAATTCCAGTAAGAATTTTGTGGATTTCAATTACCCCCAAAGACTCAGTCTGAGACCATTCTGAATTATTTTCTACGAAGTCGATTAGGGTAGCCAAAAGATCTGCAGTCATTTTTACTGCATAAACTTTCTTAGAATTCTTCTCTTTTAGATCCTTGATCTGATCTTCGAGAGATTTAATTTTCTTGTGGTCCAGCGTGTCAATGAAACTATCTGCATAATCTACAGAAGCTCCGGAAAATGTAGTTGGGATTTCGCTAGAAGCAAGAGGGGCGGGTGCTGATTTCTTATTGCTCATTTTATATTTTTATTATTCTATTTTCTTTGGATTAAAAAGTTTCATTTATACAGAAAAAATATCAGAATCTTCTCTGTTGTGTTGGAGATAAACCTTCAGTGGTTCTCTCAGGTCTTTGATTGGGTGGATTTTAGCTGGACCCTCTGGCCCTATGTGACACAGAAATCCACCATGAGATTCTATTCCTATCTCCTCTTCGAGCATCAGTCGATATAAACTAACCTGAATAGAATATTCATTTAGGTGATTTTCCCAGAGGTGAGAGAATGGATGGAGTAATTTCTTATATCTTCCCTTTGGGTGATCGTCAGATCTAAACTCTTTGTTGGTCTTCCAGTCTCCTATTAGGAAAAGGACCTTATTCTGTTTTTCATCCCACATTAGAAAAGGCTGATCTATGGTTCCGGCAAGCTTCCATTTTCTACAGAATATTTTAAGCTCTGAAGATAATGGAACTAGATTCTTAAATCTCTGTTCGTAGAGATCCATAAATTTTCCGATTCTTTCGGCAAAAGCGGGTTCGTCCTCTTCGGTTAGTTCTTTAGCATCGCCAGACCAAAAATCTTCTATCCATTTATGAACTCTTGTCCCGAGATCATTTGCTACATCTGCTTTTCCCTGCCACTCGTCTAAGACTACGGAGACATCAACTCCTCTTTCTATTGCTTTCTTTTTGGACCAATACTCTTTGTCGAACGGAGTCTTAAATCTCTTGATGTAAGAAGTTACAGAATCATACTTTATGTCACTGTAGTGGTAAGTATGGGCTTCCTCCTCGAAGACAAAGTTGGGATCCTTAAAGACAGAAAGCTTTCTAATTAGATCTTTTCTAATTGGATTTAGATCCATCATTGTTTACCTATAAAGGGAAGAAAAGATAGAATCCAGTCCCAGTGATTAACCGCCCATGCAATTAATGTAATTTCTACTGCTAATCTAGCCATCCATAAAATAGAAATTTGTCTGAATACAAAAGAGTAAACAACCAAGAAAGATTCCTCTTCCGTTCCTTCGACAGGATTCATGAGTGGAGCAATCAGTTCTTGGAGACTGAGCTTAGTTAGATATTCATTGATGGGTTTAATCTGGTCAAATACAAATGCTGGTCTAGCATACTTTGGGAAGTCTGGAGATTTGGTAACCTCTGGAGGAAGATTAAAGACAGTGTAGATTCTACCAAACCAGTCTTTTCTAAGTCTTAATTTGCTCCATTCCGGAGAATCCAAAGACTCTTTTTTGATCACCTTTAGATATTCCCGGTATAGACTTATTTCTTTTAGCACTTTAAAAATTCTGAACATAAAAATAGTTTATAAGTTATAGATAAAATTACTTGTTTTCCTCCATCTTTAGACGAATTTTATTTCTAGCTCGTCTAATTCTAGTAGCAATGGACCTCTTTTTGATGCCATATTTTTCTGCTATGTCTTTATACTTCATTCCGTTAATTTCTCTGTCTATCATAATGTCTCGATAGAGAGAAGGGAGGGACCTAATTTCTTCAATTGCAGTTTCATACATATCATCTATAGATTCTCCCTCTCTAGCAAAGCTCCAAAGGGGATCTTCATCTATATTATATGAAGGGTTCTTCTCCTCGTTCTTTGAGGAAGAATAATCTAGATCCTCTATGGACAGATGGACATATTTCTTTCTCGTCTTTAGAAGTAGAAGAGATTCATTTCTAGCGATGTTGTAGCACCAGGTGGAAAAATTACCTCTAGAGCTGTCGTACTGCTCTATCTTTTGCCAGACTTTGGACATTGCATTCAAGAATGCATCTTCTGCTAGTTCCGGATCTTTTAGAATTCCATAGCAGTGATTTAATACTCCCGGTTTAACCCTTTCGAAAAGTGATTTAAAACTTCTTTCATCTCTAGTCTCGATAAAACTATTTGCAAGTACCTGAATGTTCTTTTCTTTCTTAATTTCTTTTTGCATCTCTTTGTATATTTTTTCTTAATTTAATTCTCCGATCCTAACCACTTCAATCCCTGCTTGAAAAAGGAAGCTGAGCGATTCTGTTTTTCTGTAAATTTCTTTAAATACAACTCTCTTGATTCCAGATTGAATAATAAGCTTGGAACACTCAAAGCAGGGGGATGCTGTAATATAGACTGTTGATCCATCCGAACTGTTTGTGCTCTTGGCAAGTTTAGTGATTGCATTTGCTTCTGCATGAAGAACATACGGTAGAGTTGTATTGCTATCATCTTCACACAGATTTGGAAACCCAGAAGGACTTCCATTATACCCATCAGAAATGATGGATTTGTTCTTAACCATTAGACAACCAACCTGCATTCTCTTACAGTGTGAATTAGTTCCCCAAATTTCTGCCATTTTAAGATAAACTAGGTCTGTCTTAAGGGTCTTCTCATCTAGATCGAGATCTTTTATAGAATTTCCGTATTTAAAAGTCCATTCCCCCGGGGAAGCCTTCCAAAAGGGGAGAGCTAGTTTATCCGGGTCTCCAAAAGTCAGCTGGAGGAATGTTTTTCTTTGATTATCTGTCATTTAGTAGTTTTTTAGATCGCTTACCATCTAATATACGGACCTAAATTCTATAAGCTGGGAAAATCTTGAAATTTATTCTAGCATGCTAGATTTTGGTCTAAATGGCTTATTGTCTTTAATCCTCAAAGGACCGCTTAGCGTAGTGTTGATAGAAGAAAGTAATGACTTAATGTCCTGTATGTCCTGAGAGGAAATACCCTCTGCGGAAGGAGTAGAACTAGAAGATGTGGATGCAGATTTAGTGCTAGTAGAAGGAGCAGCGGAAGTGGAAGCGGAAGTGCTGGCGGGAGAAGTGGGGTTTTTGGCGGCTTCTACTTCTGGTGTAGCAGACACCGATGAACTTTTTTCTGTAGAAGCAGGAGATGGGGTTCCTTTAGATGATTCTGATTTTAGGACCTGTTCTTCTTTTTTCATTTCGGCCACTATCGCCC